CCTTCGGATAATTGAGGCGGTCGCCGCCGATGCCGCCGCGGCCGCGGTAGCCATATTCGGCATGGCGCATGCGGCTGGCCCGCCAGGCGAGGGCGAGGCCCACCGCGAAGTCGCCGTGCCGCCGCACGCCCTGCCCGCCGGTGCGTTCGGGCGGTATTTGCGGAATGCCGCGCTGCACCTTGACCAGGCGCAGGTCAGCCAGGTGCTCGTCATCGCGCGACAGGATGATCGAGCCGTCCTCGAAGGCGGCCTTCAGCGGCGGCATGTTGAGCCGGTACCACTCCTGGCTGAACTTCACCTGCTCGATGAGGCCGCCGGCTTGCGTGTCGTCCTTCGCGGCCACACCCCATTTCCGTGCCATGGCTTCCGAGACATATTCCCCGGCCCCGGTCGCGTCGAAGGCGGCACCGGCAGGGCGTGGCATGTGATCGAGGATGGTCCCGACGATGGCCTCCTGCTCGGCATAGGGCATGCGCCGCATCTCGACGGTCAAAGCCAGGCGGCGCTCCAGCGTCCTGCCGATTTCCAGTACCGGGGCGACCGAGAGGTCGGTGACGCGGCCGAAGTCGAAGCCCATCGCATGCTGGCGCTCCGGGTCGAGGGTCTTCAGCGCCGCGTGGAGCTCGTCAATGAACGGCTCCATGATCGCGCGCTGTTCGAGCGTGGTCTTCTGCAGGAAGTCCGGCGGGCAATCGAAGCGCAGGATTGGCCCATCCCCCGTCATGCGGGCCTCGATCAGCGGCCCGGACAGCCAGGCGCCCGAGCCCAGCGCCGGTATACAGAACAGTTCCTCATCCGCGCCATCGCCATAGAAGGCCACGATGCCGTCGCGCCAGGCGGTTTCCTGTTCGGCCGTCCACGCCTCGCCCTTGACCAGACAGATGCGCCTGTAGAGCCCGTCGGCCAGTGCCTGGTCGAAATCGATCCGCATGGTCTTGTAGGGAGACCGCCCGGCGAGCGCGTCCTGCACCAGCTGGTTGAAGGGATTGCCGGCGCCATTGTGGGTCGAGCACACCGCCACCTGGCCGCCCCACATCAGGAAGGCGAGTGCGGCCTTGAGCAGTTCGGACAGTTCGTCGACGAAGGCCGCCTCGTCGATGATGACCACGCCCTGCTTGCCGCGCAGGCTGCGCGGCGCCGATGACAGGCCCACGATCTCGAAGCCCGAGGCGAAGCCGATGCGGAACGCCTTGATGGCGCGGGTCTCAGCCCCGTCCTTGCCGTCGTCGAACAGGAATTCCGCGGTCTCGGAGGCGGCGATCGCGAAGGCCTTCGCCCACATGGCGCAGGCGTCGATGAACTCGCGGGTCATCTCCTGGCTGTAGGAAATATACATCACATCCATGCCCCTGGCCTGCCGGGTGCGCGATGCCCGGAGCACGGCATAGGCGGCGAGCGCCCAGGTGATACCGATGCGGCGGCTCTTCTCGATCACCAGCACGCTGGTGCCGGCCTGGTCGAGCAGCCCCACGGCGTGGCTCTGGTAGGCGAGCAGCACGGCGGGCAGCCCCGCCGCCTCCTTCACCGTCTCGACGATCTGGCTCTCCGACGCCTGCCGGAGCTTCAGCCAGTCCTCAGCCGTCTGCGGCAGCGCCATCGCCGTCCCCCTTCATGGCCTCGGGCAGCGGCGGCACGATGCCGAGGATCTTCGCCTTGATGGCCTCGGCCGTCTCGGCCGAGAGTCCGGCGGCCTTCGCGGCGGCATCGACGGCTTCCGCCGTCTTCTCGGCCAGATCGCGCTCGCGCTTGATGGTGGCCTCGACGGTCGCCTTCTTGGCCAGCGCCAGCGAGCGGTTGGCAAGAGCGGCCTCCTTCAGCATCTTCACCGACATGGCGGCATCCGTCACCGCGTGCTCGGTAACGATCTCGTAGAGCAGCACCATGATCGTCTCGTTGAGCAGCAGCGTCACGTCGTCCTGGGGCGCGTCCTTCAGCTTCTCGGCCCAGACGGCGCCGATCTCCCGCGCCTTCATCAGCTTCTCGCCCTGGATGGCGAGCTGCAGCGAATAGCGGCCGAAGGCCCCGCGCGAGACCGGATCGCAGCCCAGCGCCAGCAGGTGGCCGTTCAGCTCGGCGCGGATATCCTCGGCCGGGCGCTTGCGCGCCTTCAGATGGCCGATGGCATCGCGCACATGGGGCCAGGCCTCGTCCGGCAGGAGGTCGATCGACGACAGCCGGCCACGGCCCTTGCCTGCCATCTCACACCCCCGGCGGCGGCTGGTTGACGCCGTCGATCACCAGACGGCCCCAGCAGTGTTCCTGGCCGCGCAGCGTCAGCGTCGCCACCAGCACGCTGCCGGCGTCCTTGATCAGGATGGCGCCCGCCTCCTCGAGGAAGCGCAGTTCGGCGCGGATGGCATCACGCGAGCGCGAGTGGCCAAAGGCCTCCGCCTCCATTTGGAGTATGGTCTCGTTGGCGCTATAGGCCTTGTGGTCGAGCAGCGACCGCAGCAGCACCAGCCGCAGGTCGCGGATCACGAACTCGGTATATTTCATCGTCTTGCCTTCGGCGTTTGGGAATTGATCAGATAGTCCTCGATCCGCTTGACGCTGATCGCGGTCGGCCGCATCTCGGCCTCCATGGTCCGGATGGCGCCCCTGACCTCCGTCACCACGATTTCGAGCTTGTGGTAGTTCTCCGCCGAGGGCAGGGATTTCATGTCGCGCTCGATGGCGGTGAGCCGGTTGCCCACGATGTTCTTTTCGGCCATCAGCTCGTCGATCTCCTTGCGGGTGACTGACTGGCTGGCCGAATACCAGGTATAGATTGTGTTGATGACGCTCCAGCCGAAGGCGAGCGAGGCCACCACCCAGCCCCAGTTGACGGGTTCGTTCATGTCCGCTGGTCCTCCAGCTCCTGGCGGCAGCCGATGCAGTGCTTGCAGCCCGGCGCCGCCGCGCGCCGCGCCTCCGGGATGGTGGTGCCGCAGCGCACGCAGAAGTCCTCCGACTGATCACGTGGCCTGGCCCGCGCCCTGCTGATCGCGGCGGCGCGCCAGAGCTCCTCGATGGCCTGGGCCTCATCCAGAATGTCGGTCACAGGAACGGGCTCCCTCTCGATGCAGCAACAACCAGGCTGATGCCCATCAGCACCAGCAGCGCCGCGGTGATCCGCCAGGGGGTCACCATCATGGACCTCCAAACCGCCGGCGGGCGTCGCTGTAGAACGCGGCGGTGGCGGCATGGCGCCTGCGGCAGGCGGCCAGCGCCGCCCGGGTTCGCGCCAGCGCCGCGCGGGCGTCCGCTCCGGCGGCAAGGGCGGCATCCTCGCAGGACCGCGCCAGGTGGGCGGGAAGAACAGGAAGATGGACGCCGGCATCCACCCCGCCCCGGCTACTGGATGGCGCGCAGCCGGCGGACATCGTCGTCAGTAAGACGGCAGCCGTCAGCATGGGCCAGCTGGTCGGCATAGGCTTGCGCCTCGGCGTTGAGTTCGGCGATTTCACGTTGTTGCTCCTCGTAGACACGTGTGGCCTCGGCAATCACCAGCTCCGCCGCCTCGCGCTGCCGGGTGAGTTCGGCGATCTCCGCCCTGAGCGCCTCGGCCTGGCAGCGGGCCTCGGCCGCTGCGCGCCCCTTGACGAAGCCGGCGCTATAGAGCCCGCCCATGAAGACGAGCCCGGCGAGGACGGCGATGATGCGCCACTGCAGGGCGGTGATCAGGCTCACGCCGTGTCCTCCCTCACAGTGCGTCCTCCCGCGATGTCCTGAGACGCTCGGAGATGATCCAGGCGCAGGCCGCGCCGATGATCACCGCGCCCGCCGTGATCGCCAGCCAGCGCGGCGGCAACGGCAGATAGGAGGCCACGTCCTGCCATTGCCACAGCGCCTCGCGCACATAGCCGAACAGGCCGGTGATGCCGCCGATCACGGTCGAGATGATGGTGGTCGATTCAAAGGCGCTCTTGCCGGCCAGGGGCTCGATCAGGCCGCGCGCCTCGTCCATGGCCCTGGCCTCGGCGGGATGCAGCGCCGCCAGTCCGGCGCGCACCAGGGCCGGGCCGTCGGGCTGCATGAACAGCTGGGCTTCCGCCGCGCGGCGCTTGACCAGGCCCGGCAGCACCCGCGGACCGGCCTTGATCCACAGCTGCAGGCGGCGCGGCACCGCTTCGAAGTCGCCCCGGTTCACCGCCTTGAGCACCGACGACGAGCGGAAATGCCCGAGGCCCACATTGTAGGCGAACGACGTGAGCGCCGCGAACTGGTTGGCGCTCACGTCGCGTCTGAGGGCGTCCCGGACGCCATCCGCGAAGGTCTCGACATCGCGCCGCAGGATGATGGCCGCTTCCGCCTTGCTGATTTTCAGACCCTGGATGACGCGCGGCGGCCCCGCCATCGAGGTATGGCCATAGCCGATGGTCCAGATGCCCGTGGCGTCGCGATAGGCTTCGCCGCGGAAGCCTTCGAAATGCTTGATGAGGGCAAGGCCCGCCGCGTTGACGCTTGATGCGGCACGGTGAGCCGGGGCGGAACGGGTGCTGGAGGCGATGCTGGGCATGGCCGGGACAGTGCCCGCGATCCCGCGGGGTAAAACGGGAGACGCGCGTCTCCCGGCCGGTCAGCCCGGATCGAAGAGGTCGTGCTGGCGGAGCAGCGGCACCACGGTCTTGCGGCGGCCGTTGCGGTGGGCCTGCACCGTGCGCTCGTGGACGCGGCAGGCCCGGGCAATCTGCCGCTTTGGCAGGCCCTCGTCAATCAGGGCCTTCATCCGCAGCCAGCGCCGCCGCTTGGAGGCGTCGGGGCCCATCGGGATCAGCAGGTCGGTGCCGCCCTGCGCCGCCACCAGACTGGCGCCGATGGCTGCCGCGTCGGCATGGCCGACGAGACGCGACAGCCAATGCCCGGGATCGGGCTTTGCCGGAATGTAGATGCGGGTGCCGCCATGGGCCTCGGCGATCTTCAGGGCGGTGCCGGTCGAGGTACAGCTGGCGATCTCGGCCAGAACACCGGGAAGGGCGGGTGCGGGATGGGCCATGCGCAAGGCTCCGTTCGGATGGCTCACTCCCCGGTGAGGAGCGGCAGGTTTCGTGACTTGCGCAGGATCTTCTTGACCGCCGCCCGGTGCTGGCTCTTCACCGCCCCGGGCTCCCCGGCGAAACAGCTCGCTACATAGCCCTGGCGGATGCGATAGACAACCCCGTTCGACTGGACCCCGCGCGCGCCCTCGTGCAGCGCCAGCCGGGTTTCGTCATGGATGTGCCGCCGCACCGTGTCGACATCGACGCCGCAGATGCGCTGCAGATAGCGCAGTACCGCATGATCGGACACGGGCAATGCGTCAGCGCCGCGGGTCATGATGCCTCCCCGAGGTGGTG